CTAAAAGGGTAAACAAAAAAACACCACGTAACTACTCAAACGCCAATCCGATTAGTTACGCAGTGCCAAACGCACCCATATTCAAGAAGAATACAGGATACGCTTATATTATAACAGCGTACCTGTATTTGTGCAACTCAAATTTATAGGTACGCTTTTTGTGTGCCTCAAATTCGCAGGAGGACTGTATGAAAACTTACACATTAACTGAAGAAGAATTGAATGAATTAGTAGCCGAGCGCATGAAACAAGCGAAAGAAAAACGCACACCACAGGGGCTATTTAAAGATGTCGGCTTTGATGATGAGTTAATTCCGATCAACAATAAATACCCAAAAGTACTCAAGAAATTAAATCGTGAACGTGCTTATAAACCAGAAAAACACGTCTTCAATCAGACACCAAAAGTTTTTGGTGTGGACAACGAGATTAGTTATAGCAAAATTACAACACATGACGTGCACAACCATATTCGTTTGCTTGTCTTAAATGTCTTTGGTAAAAGTCAAAATAAGGAAGTATTGCCTGAGGAATACGACCAAGCAATAGAACTTTACAATCAATTAAAAGAGTGGTTTGTGTCTAGCTATGATAAGCGATTAGAGGGATTGGTACTAGAAGATGATTAAAAAAATATGCGTTAACTACTTACTAAAACAGATTGACAAAAGCAAACTAGAAACAAGAGATAAAGCGAAGTTGAACTACTTTATCACACTAGTGGACTGCAAGTTAGGAGGATAAATTGGGTAAAGAAAAAACTAAAATCTACTTTTGGCTAAAGTTCGACAAGAAGTTTTTTGAAAATATTTTTATCAAACGTTTAAAAAAGATGGCTGGCGGAGACACTATGACAGTCTTGTATATTCGTTTGATGCTAGAAAGTTTAGAAACAGACTGCATTTTATATTACGAAGGATACTTTGATAATTTGGTAGAAGAGCTTGCCATCAAGTTAGAGGTGTCTGAAGACGATATCAATATGACATTAGCTTACTTCACAAAATGCGGTCTAATCCAGATAGACGGTAGCGGTAACGCACAAATGCCCCAAGCTAAAGCTATGCTGGAAAGCGAGACGAACTGGGCAAAATATAAACGAGAAACTAGAAAAATTGGACAAATTCCAACCGATGTCCAACCAATGTCCAACCAATGTCCAACAGAGATAGAGATAGATATAGAGAAAAAGAAAGATAAAGAGAGAGAGTTAGATAAAGAGAAAGAATATATTGTCGAGCAGAGCCCGACTGAATATCTCTTTCCAGACTGGTTAGAAGAGAAATATGTCGAACAAGTCAAAAAAGGTAATCCCAAAAATTTTGATTATCGTATCCCAATAGCTTATCTCAACCAAAAAATGAACTCTAACTATAAGTTTGTAAAAACAAACACAGATTTAGTCAAAGCGAGACTAAAAGATAGTTATACTTTAGAAGATTTCAAAGCTGTCATAGATAAAAAATGCAGCGAGTGGGTAAATTCTGACATGGAAAAATATCTCAGGCCATCAACCTTGTTTAATGCTAGCAAGTTTGAGAGCTATCTCAATCAGCCAGAAGTTGCTAAAAGTGATTATTACCAGAAGCAACAAGGCCAACGATTTTCGCAAGCTGAGTTAGATGAGCTTAAGAAACCAGATCCGAAATATGGATTTTAGGAGGTATCTATGGCTTTTGGGTTAATGACAAGAGAGAGCATGCTCGAGAATGGCATTATTAGAGATACTGGGAAAACATGCGAAAAGCACGAGATGCCAATTTATGCTAGGAAAATGCCAAATCATGGCAATAGAGAAACAGAATTTTGTTGGCAATGTACAACAGAGTATATCCAAACGAAAAGTAATGCGGTTGACATTGCGTACAACAACCAGTCGTTGCTAGCTAAGGGTTATAAAGTGTTTTATAAAGAGAGCGTTTTATCAAAGGAAATTGCTAGTGCTACGTTGAAAAACTACAAGGAACATAGTGCTGTAGATACAAAAGCGCTAAACTATGCCAAACGAATCACCAGAGATTATGTTAAAGGAATGGAAGGTAACTCCCTCTTACAAGGACCTCCAGGGGTTGGCAAGAGCCACTTGTCTATGAGTATTGCTAAAAATATTAACGAGATGTTTAAATCTTACAATCAATCAAAGAGTGTGATATTTGTTTCGGTACCTTTGTTGTCCGGACTAGTCAAAGATACATTCGATTATGACGATAAAAAAAATAGCAAATATTCGCAAGAAAGAATGTCAAAGCTTCTCATCAATTGTGATTATCTGATACTTGATGACTTAGGCAAGGAGTCAACCACAGGTAACACCATTAAATCTGCTAGCGGTTGGACATATACGTTTTTATTTAATATTTTGGATAATCGGACAAATACTATCATTAATACAAATTTTAGTAGAGCTGAGCTTATGAAAATCTACGATGCTGCTTTTGTCGATCGCATAATCAAAGGTGCAAAAAACAATATTTTTAAATATCCAGATAATGCAGAAAGTAAGAGGTTCTGATGGAACTAACATTAACAACATTTTTTGGCTTATCAGAAGAGCATGTAGCAAGAATTATGGCTCTAGATGAAACTAGTCGAAATAAAAAAATTGAAGAATACAGGCAGTTAAGACTGCGCAGAGGGAGGATTGACTTTGGAAAATAGACCAGATTTGAAATTAGTAGCTGAAGAAAATATAGAGTTAAAGAAACAGTTGAAGAGATTAAAAGCCGAAAATTGGCAATTGAAACATAGAAAGAGGAAATAAATGGCTTATTTATACGAGTTACAGGGTATTTATGCGCAATTATCAGCTATGGATCTTGATGATGAAACATTTCAAGACACTTTGGATAGCATCGATTTTCAATCAGATTTAGAGAATAATATTGAATATTTTGTAAAGATGTTAAAAAATACACAAGCTGATATTGAAATGTACAAAAACGAAAAAGAAACTTTTTACAAAAAGCAAAAGCAAGCAGAAGCCAAAGCGGAAAAATACAAAGATACAATTAGGCTAGCAATGGACTTAAGTCAAAAGAAAAAAGTTGATGCTGGAATGTTTAAAGTATCTTTGCGAAAAAGTAAGAAGGTTGAGGTTTTGGACGAAACAAAAATACCTTTTGAATACATGCAAGAAAAAGTTGAATACAAACCAAAAAAAGATGAAATCTCAAAAGTTTTAAAATCTGGAATTGATATATCTGGAGTTCAACTAATCGAAACAGAAAGTTTACAGGTGAAGTAGATGAGCATGACTTTTGCAGAATTGCAGACAAAAATGCAAATAACAAAAACAACAAAACAAGGCGTTAAATATACATTTCGCAATGCAGAAGATATTTTTACACACTTTAAAACACTAAATAGCGGGTGGGAGTTAACGGTATCTGACGAATTGGTGGAATTGATCGGCAGAATTTTTATCAAAGCAACAGCAACAGCTAGACTTGGTGATGAACAACACCAAGCGACAAGATATGCTGAGTTGGACAGTGTGCCTGTTTTAAATACTAAAGACTATAAAACAGGAGAACCTAAACAAATACAACAAATGCAAGTTCCGCAATGGACTGGTGCAGTGAGTTCGTACGCAGGTAAGTATGCCTTGCAAGGGCTGTTTGGAATTGGTGAGGAAGATGTAGATGCGATTGTTACAGAAGATACGCAACGCAAAGAACAAAAAACCTCCCGACCGACAACCTCTAAAACTCCTAAAATAAGCAATATCCAAGTCGAGACTTACAAGTCTGATTTAAATGATATTGCGAAAGCCACAAACCAAAACGTTGAAGAGTTAACAAAATGGCTAACCGATACTTTAAAAGTGGGGACACTGGAAAATTTGCATACGGAACACATTGTTTCGGCAGACGAATTAATCAATAAACTCAAAAAGAAAGCAGGACTAAAAAATGATTAATAATATTGTACTTGTAGGTCGCATGACCAAGGATGCCGAACTTCGTCACACGCCAAGTCAAGTAGCTGTAGCTACGTTTACACTTGCAGTTAACCGCAGATTCAAAGAGCAAAACGGAGAGCGAGAGACGGACTTCATTAATTGTGTTATCTGGCGACAATCTGCTGAAAATCTAGCAAACTGGGCTAAAAAAGGGACTTTAATCGGTATCACAGGGCACATTCAGACACGCAATTACGAAAATCAGCAAGGGCAACGTATCTATGTAACAGAAGTTGTTGCGGAAAATTTCCAATTATTAGAAAGTCGCAATAGCCAACAACAGACTAATCAAAGCGGCAATAGTTCTAATTCTCATTTTGGCAATGCCAACAAAATGGATATTTCAGATGATGACTTACCATTCTAAATATGACGAAGCCGCGGAAGCAAAGGATATATGCAATATATGACGACGACAAGTTTGTCGACGTTGGCACAAAAGAAGAGTTATCAGCACGGCTTGGTATCAAAAAAGCAACCATAGAACAGTACATGACTAAATCTTATCAAGCTAGACCTAGCTCAAAAAGAATCGCTATTTTTGTAGGAGTTGAAGAAATTGAATTTTAAAACAGAGTTTGAGATACCAGTAGAGCCAAAACCACAAACAAGACCAAAATTTAGCAAGTGGGGAACGTATGAAGACCCTAAAATGAAAAAGTGGAGAAAACAAGTCACTGGTTGGATTGAAAAAAACTATAATGGGCCATTTTTTGATAACTGTGTAAAAGTAGATGTCACGTTTTACATGAGAGCGCCACAAACGCTAATAAAAGAGCCTACGGCACGCTCAAAAAGTAAAACCGTACAAATATATCAAAAATTTATAAACGAGCTTATATGGCACGTAAAGAAGCCTGATATTGATAACCTAGTTAAAGCTGTTTTTGATAGTATTTCAGACGCGGGTTATGACAAAATACAAAAATCGGGGATTGTCTGGTCAGACGATAATATTGTATGTGACTTAAGAGCAACAAAAAAGTATAGTCCAAACCCTAGAATAAAAGTAAAAATTGAGGAAATAGATGAACGAACTAACGGATAAATTTTATAATCTCTTTAATGGCAGTGTTTTGAGACGTGTCAAAGAGTTAAATTTAGATGATGAAACATCAGAACGCCTAAGATTAAATATCTCAAATAACAAGCGTAGAAAAACATTGCCACGCCCTTATGTAATTGAGGCGTTTAAAGATTATTTTGACGAAGACACTTATGTACAGATGTATCTTAAATCATACAGAGAGTATCACAACCCAAACAGCCATGAAACTGATATTTTTATAAAGTTAAACAAAAAGCACAGAGGTACAAAGTTAGACCATTACAAGAAAGTTAAGCGATTGATGTACGCAGCAATGACTTTCTGAGGAGGTATAGTATGGCAGATAAAATAAACGCAGAGAGTATGCAAGCTGCATACAACGAAAATTATCAAATGTTTTTAGCTAAAAATGCAGATTATGGGAACTCGTTCGAAAAGTCTTTAAATGACTTCGGATTTATTGCTGGTATCGTACGTATAAGCGATAAATACAATAGACTATATAATCTTATAAGCAGTGATAAAAACGTTTCAGAAAGCCTGTCAGACACGTTAAATGACATGGCTAATTATTGCACAATGCTAGCAATTTGGCTAGAGAAAACGGAGAATGCAAATGACACACGTAGTTAGGGTTTACGATCACATCGGCGGACGAGTGTTGCCTACTGTTTATAAAGACAAAGAGTTTAAGACTAAAGACGAAGCTATTGCTTATCGTGATAGCTTAATCGCTAAAAGTGATGCAGAGTATTTTTTGAGAGGTGAGTTATGATACCGAAATTTAGAGTGTTTAACAAAAAAGCTAAAAAAATGTATAGCATTGATGGCTATATCTATTTTAAACGTCGCACTGCAAGACCACTACAAGTCGCAAATTACAGAATTACGGACACAGTTAAGCAGGACACAAAAGCAGCTTAAACGTGCTAGTGATGATAGAGCTAGACAGACAAAACGGATTGCTGAGCTGACTGGAAATGGGGGATAGGGTATGATTGACGAAATTTTAAAAAGACTTAATAAAGAATTTGACAATGATCTGGATAACTACGGACAAGAAAGCTACGCTGGTTATATGGCTGCAATAGGTGTAGCAATTGAAATTGTTGAAGAAGTTAAGCGAGGTAGCAAATGAATATTGAAGAAGCGAAGAAATTGATAGACAAACAGTCTATTGGTAAAGGTGGTGTCGGCGACATTCCAGTAGTGAAAACACATATTGTAAAAGTATTACTCGACCAACTCGATCAACCTCAACCAGAAGTGCCACAAATGATATTTGATGTGATTAAAAGCTTTGATGATGATGTAGATTATTTACATCAACACATGAGTCGACAATCTGATGAAGTTAGAGAGTGGCTAACTCACAATGAACGTGAGTTTTATGAAGCTTGGCTAGCTTATCCAAATATCACAATTGAAAAAGAGAAGCTTTATACAGTTGAGATACCAAATCCGAATAGTGATTTAAAAATAATTTTAGTAAAGGTAAACAAGAAACTAAAATTAATTGAAGCATATGAAGATCAATTAGAGGAATACAAAAATATTAGAAACGTCACCGAATCCGAAATCCGCAAAGACTTTGACTGGGCTTGGCAGTTTAGAAAAGATGTAGAAAATGAATGAAAGAGAGTTAAATAAAAATTATGAATTATGATAAAAATAAAAATGATGCTAAAAAGAACTTTATTATACTTTTAGTTCTATTGCCGTTCGGCTTAGTATTATCTGGATTTGTTATTAAATACGGTTGGAATAACATTTTATCAACAATTGATGGCGTACCATCTATCAATTTACCGCAAGCTGTAGTAATCAATGTGTTAATTAGTCCTTTTGCTTCTAAAAAAAATACAGATGAAGATTTTGCTACAGTGATTGCAAGAGCGTTTATTTCTCCGCTAGTCGTATTGTTATTGCTTTGGATAGTGACTTTGTTTATGTAATATCTTGAGGTGACGGAATGAAAAAAAAACAATTTTTATATCCAAACAAAGTATAAATTTCTAATTATCTTTTTATATTTTCTTAAATGCTCGTAAAGCCTTATTCTATGTGCTTTCGAGTATTTTTACTGTAGGAAGATACTTCACGTTTCTTTGCATATTTCCTCATGTCTTAGCTGTCAGAAGTGGTAAATAAGTAGTAAATTCATTTGTACTACTAAGCAACAAGACGCTCCTGTTGCTTCTCTTTATTCAAGCGTTTCATTTCTGCCATTGCAGAATCGAATGTTGCATGTGCGTAATAGTTCAGCGTCATGGCTATATTAGCATGTCCCATAATGTACTGTAATGCCTTTGGATTCATTCCTGCATTTGCATAGTTGGTACAGAATGTATGTCGCAAACTATGTGGAGTGATGTGTGGCAATTTATCCTCGTTATACTTATTGTATTTCTTAACAAGACCTTTCATCATGCCGTTGTAATCACTTGCCACTTTTGGATAGTTCTTTCTATTAAGAAAGAGGAAATCACTATATCCATCAATCTCAACACGCTTATCATTCTTTCGATTCGCTAACACTCGCTTAAATGCTTGATAGGCTTCTTCAACCATAGGAACTTGACGTTCGCCACTTTTGGTCTTTGGTGTTTCAATGTAGTACCCAATTTCAGTATCTCTCAATAGCTGATGGTCTATATTGACAAGACGATTCTCAAAATCTAAATCTGGAAGTGTCAAACCACCAAACTCTGAAATACGAAGACCTGTTTTTAAGAGTATCAGAATTTCATCATAATTTTTGCTGTAGGTTTTATCAGCTTTTGCAAAGGCTAACAGTTTTTCTTCCTGTTCTTCTGTTAGTACGGTCTTAGGGACAGTATCATCATCAAGAACTGCTTTCAGTTGAAAGTCAAATGGATTCTTCCGAACACAATCATCTTGTATAGCAATATAGAATGAAGCCTTTAAAGAACGTTTGTAGTTATTGATGGTTTGATAAGCATAACCATTTTCACTCATTCTAATAGCCCATTCTTTAGCGTCTGATGGCTTAATACTGTCAATACTTCTTACACCTAACTTGTCTTTCTTCAAAATATCCATAAGATATTTGCGTCCAGTTTCAGTGTTTTTTCTAACCTTTGGTCTTTGAGCGTTCTGTTTTGCGTAAAGCTGGCAGAGTGTCATTTTCTTTCCTACAACATCAATACCATCATGAATGTCTTTCTGTAACTCTGCGATTTTCTCTCTAAGTGAGATACAATCACGCTTTCCTGCTGGTACTCGGTCTGTAGCCACAAGTTTCCACGAGTAAACAAATTGCGGTTCTCCAAATGAATCTATATATTTGTATAAGTATCTTCCGTCTTTTCGTTGGCTCTCTCCAGTCTTTAAGATTCGACCTTTATTGTCACGTCTTTTTTCTGACATGGCATTTGCTCCTTTCCTTTATGGAAAGAGCCTTGATACGACTTAATACTATTTTATCATATACAAGACCCTTTGGCGACGCTAGATTGCGTCCAATGTATCTATAATTTTTTCAAATTGTTTTCGTTTAATCTGAATACGATTGCCATTCATAATCAGCCAATTTGCATTTTTATTTTCCTCTGCCAAGCGTCGTAGCTTGTTTTCGCCAATACGAAAATATTTTGACGCTTCTTCAATGGTTAGGGTATAACGTTCCCAAATAGGAATGTCAGTCTGCTTCATAAAATCCTCCTTTCCAAATCACTTATTTGGATTTCATAAAAGTTGTTTTACCAGCAATCGAACAGCTTTAGCAAAGCTCACGGGAGTTCCACCCCTGCATGGTTCTCATGTAGCCATACTCATTGCCTGCGACGGTTTTATCACGCTCGGACTATTGACTGTATGGGAGTATCATTATCACGATAAGAATGTCGTTGCAGGCAATCCTGCTAAAGATTGCTTCTCGGATCACTAACATGAATCGCTCGCTATCTTTATAAGATAGGTCATGGCGGTTAGTTCCGTTGGCTCTTTTCTTATCGAAACGTATTCGATTACTT